CGATTTTATGAAGTTTACTTCTGGTTTAGGGTAGATAAATACTCATAGTGATTATAATACTATGAGAGATGTAGTAATTGAAAAGAAAAACGAAGTTCATTTAAAATTAAACTGCGACCCACATATTTTACATGAACTTCAACCATACTTTACTTTCGAAGTAGAGTCTGCAAAATTTATGTCCCAGTATAGAAGCAGACACTGGGATGGAAAAATTAGACTACTCAGTACTCATACTGGAGAAATTTATATTGGATTATTAGATAAGATTGTTGATAAATTAAAACTTCACAATTATACATATGAATTTAAAGAAAATAAATTCTACGGATTACCATTTGAAATAAACGAAGGTATATCTTTTGAAGGCGTAAAAGATTACATGCAATCTATTTGCTCCCATACTCCCCGTCAGTATCAAATAGAGGGAGTATATGATGCTCTAAGACACAACCGAAAGTTATTGATATCACCAACTGCCTCAGGCAAATCTCTGATGATTTATTCAATAATAAGATATTTTGTAGATAAAGGACAAAAAATTCTTTTAGTTGTTCCGACGACATCGCTAGTAGAGCAGATGTATAAGGATTTTGAGGATTATAGTTGGGATGCTGAGACATACTGCCACCGAATTTATTTTGGAAGAGAAAAGACAAACGAACATCCAGTTACGATTACGACATGGCAATCAGTATACAAATTAGAACGCTCATTCTTTGAGGAATATAATGTAATTATAGGCGATGAAGCACATCTATTTAAAAGCAAGTCATTGATAGAAATAATGACTAAACTTCATCATGCAAAATATAGATTTGGATTTACTGGAACACTTGATGGAACTCAAACACATAAATGGGTTTTAGAAGGATTGTTTGGTCCATCATATAAAGTCACTAAGACTGATGAATTAATGGAACAAGGACATCTTTCCCAATTAGATATACGCTGTATTGTTCTTAAACATTCACCAAAAAGATTTGAGACTTATGAAGATGAGATACAGTATTTAATCTCTCATGAAAAACGAAATAAGTTCATTACAAATCTTTCTTTAGATTTAAAAGGAAACACTCTGGTTCTTTATAGTCGTGTAGAAACACACGGAGCAATACTTTTTGAACAGATAAATACTAATAAGCAAAGTGATCGTAAAGTATTCTTTATTCACGGTGGTGTTGATACTGAAGAAAGAGAATTAGCTAGAGAAATTACAGAGAGAGAAACAAATGCAATCATTGTTGCTTCCTACGGTACTTTTTCCACTGGTATCAATATTAGAAATCTTCATAATGTTATATTTGCTTCACCGAGTAAATCAAGAATACGAAATCTCCAATCCATCGGAAGAGTCCTCAGAAAAGGAAAAGATAAAGTAAAAGCAACTCTTTATGATATTGCTGATGATTGCACTTCTAACTCAAGAAAAAATTATACTTTAAATCACCTCATTGAACGCATCAAAATATATAACGAAGAGAACTTTAATTACGAAATTATCACAATTAATTTAAAAACAAATGACAGAAGATGATTTTTACTCAACCATCAAATTGAAGAATGGAGAAGAAATATTTGCTAAAGTAGCAGTTTCCGAAGAAGACGATAAAATCTTGTTAATTGTTTTTAACCCCATTATTATAACAGAAATAAAGGGAAGATTAGGGTTAGAAGGATATAAAATAGAACCTTGGTTAAAAACTACAACAGATGATATGTTTATTCTTAATCTTGAAGATGTCTTAACAATGTCAGAATCTTCAGATATAGAAATGATAGTAATGCACCAATCTTACATTCGTCAATCAAATAAAAAAGATATTGATCAAACAAAACTTAATAGAGGAATGGGTTATATTTCTAATATAAATGATGCTAAAGAGATCTTAGAGAAGCTTTATAGAAGTAGCTAAGATCACTTATCAAACCTCACAAAGGTAATTATACACAGTTTGGGACACCTTGTCAAATATTTGTTTAAGTGTTATAATATCTACATAATAATGATTAAAACATATGATATCTACGACAGTTATGACCAAAAGAAAGAGGTCAGAGCATTATGTTAATAATAAAGAGTTTCTTGCTGCCCTTATTAAGTATCGGGAGGATGTAGAAATTACTTTTATCCAAAAGTATGGAAGAGAACCTACTAGAGCTGATAGGGCAACACGATGGGATACAAAACCAGTTATCCCTCGATACATAGGAGATTGTTTTTTAAAGATTGCAAATCATCTTTCCTTCAAACCCAACTTCGTGAACTATATGTTCAAGGAAGATATGATTTCTGATGGTATTGAAAATTCCGTTCAATATATTCATAATTTTGATCCAGAAAAGTCTCAAAATCCTTTTGCGTATTTTACACAAATTATCCATTATGCTTTTCTTCGTCGTATCCAAAGAGAAAAACGTCAATTGGAAATTAAAAATAAAATTCTTGAGCGTTCTGGATATTCTGATGTATTCACTGACGACAACACTATCGATGGGGGAAATTATTCTGATTATAATTCAATTAAAGATGGAATCTATAGCAAGACAAGATATTAATTTTTTCTAGATAAATCTTGACTTTTAGAATCCATCGTGCTACACTTGAAATCTAATTAAGAGTTATTATGCGTATTGGTTTAATCACGGACACTCACTGGTCAGCAAGAAAAGCTTCTAGACATCTTCACGATTATTTTGAACTCTTTTATAAGAATGTATTTTTTCCTACTCTAGAAAAGGAAGAAATTACTACAGTAATTCATATGGGAGATGCCTTTGATAATCGTAAAAGTATTGATTTTTGGGGACTTGATTGGACCAGAAGAGTTGTTTTAGATCCCCTCTCAAAATATGAAGTTCATATGATTGTGGGAAATCATGATATGTTTCTTCGTGATTCTACCGAAATAAATGCCCCAGAACTTTTATTGAAAGACTATCCAAATATTAAAACCTATAGTTCTCCACAATCAATACAGATTGGTAATCTGGATGTGATGATGGTTCCGTGGATTTGTAATGATAATTATGATAAAACTTTAAAGATAATTAAAAAATCTAAAGCAAAAGTTGCCATGGGTCATCTTGAACTCAGAGGATTTCGTGTAAATAAACATCTTGTAATGGAAGACCATGGACTGGACCCGAATCTTTTTTCAAACTTCACAAAGGTATTTTCTGGTCATTACCATACTCGTTCTAATAATGGAACTGTGTTCTATCTCGGTAATCCTTATGAAATGTATTGGATGGATGTAAATGATACTCGTGGATTTCATATCTTTGATACTGAAACATTAGAGCATACTCCAATTAATAATCCTTATAAACTTTTTTATAACATTTATTACGAAGATACTCCGCATCAATTATTCGATGCTGCTGAATATAAAAATAAAATTGTAAAAGTAATTGTTCGTAAAAAATCTAAACCAAAAGACTTTGAGAAGTTTATTGATAAATTATATAAGGTCGGTGTTCAGGATTTGAAAATTGTTGAAAACTTTGATATTATAGAAAATGAATCTTTTGTAATTGACGAAGAAGAAAATACAATTTCAATTCTAAATCGTTATATTGATGAAGCAGAAATTGACTTTGATAAAAATCGTATTAAGACTATTTTTCAGGACTTATACAAACAATCTTGCGAAGTTGAATAAAATGTTTCTTCTTACTCTTAAAGGTCGTAAAGATGATGGAGCATTTGCCGTTCAGGATCAATATGGCGAAAAAGTTTTATTCTTATTTGAAGAAGAAGATGATGCAACTCGCTATGCTATGATGCTTGAAGAAGATGAAGATTATGAAAAAGAAATGGAAGTTATTGAAGTTGATGATGAACTTGCGATTAAAACCTGTAAAATGCATCAATACAAATATGCCGTAATTACACCCGATGATATTGTAATTCCTCCTCCAGTATGATTATTTTTAAGACAATTCGCTACAAAAACTTTCTAAGTGCCGGACAACATTTTACCGAGATAGATTTTCAAAAAAACAATACCAATATATTAATTGGATCAAATGGTAATGGAAAATCAACTTTGATTGATGCCCTAACATTTGCATTATTCAATAAGGCATTTCGTAAAATTAATAAGAATCAACTTATTAATAGTGTAAATGAAAAGGAATGTCTTGTAGAAGTTGAGTTTTCTATAAACAACAGAGATTATCTCGTTCGTCGCGGAATTAAACCAAATATTTTTGATATTGAAGTAAATGGAAGTGCTCTCCACAAAGAATCTGATGATCGGGTAAATCAAAAAATACTTGAAGAAAATATTCTTAAAGTAAATTATAAATCATTCACTCAAATTGTAATTTTGGGTTCGAGCACTTTTGTTCCTTTTATGCAACTTACGACCGCAAATCGCCGTGAAGTTATTGAAGATTTACTAGATATTCGTATTTTTTCTGCGATGAATAATCTTCTTAAAGATAAAATAAGAGAACAAAAAGAATCCATAAAGACATTAGAACTTTCGAGAGAGAATCTAAAAGAAAAAGTTGAAATGCAAAAAAACTTTATTGAAGAACTTGAAAATCGTGGAAAGGACAATATTAATAGCAATCAACAAAAGATTGTTAAGTTAATGAATGAGGTTGATTCATATTCAAATCAAAATGCTCTAATTGAAGAAGATGTTTTTAGATATACGAAAGAACAAGAAGAAGTGATTGGTGCTGCAGAAAAGTTAGGAAAACTTAACAATCTTAGAGGTAAAATCTCCCAAAAAGTATTGATAATTACTAAAGAGCACAAGTTTTTTAATGAAAATACGGTTTGTCCCACCTGCACTCAAACTATTGAGGAAGAGTTTAGATTAAATAGAATTGCCGACGCTCAAACTAAAGCAAAGGAACTCCAGAAAGGATTTCAAGATCTTGAGGAGACTATAAAGTTTGAGGAAGAACGAGAGCGGCAATTTATAATCCTATCAAAGGAGATTACTAAACTTAATCATGAGATTTCTCAAAATAATACACGAATATCTCTTAATCAACGACAAATACGGGATCTTGAATCAGAAATTCAAAAACTTACCGAACAACTTAAAAATCGAAATACTGAGCATGAGAAATTAGAGCAGTTTAAAGAAAAGTTGCAAACTACAATTGAAGACCTATCGGTAAAAAAAGAACAAATAACATATTATGATTTTGCTCATTCTCTTCTTAAAGATGACGGCGTAAAAACTAAAATTATCAAAAAGTATCTCCCATTCATTAATCAGCAAGTCAATCGTTATTTGCAGATGATGGATTTCTACATTAATTTTCATCTTGATGAGGAGTTTAATGAAAGTATTCAGTCTCCTATTCACGAAGATTTTTCATACAGTTCTTTTAGTGAGGGTGAAAAGGCAAAAATTAATCTTGCTTTAGTTTTTGCCTGGCGTGAGGTTGCAAGAATTAAAAACTCCATTAATACGAATATTATGATTTTTGATGAAGTTTTTGATTCTTCTCTTGATGAATTTGGAACAGATAGTTTTCTTAAGATTATTCGTTATGTAATTAAGGATGCTAATATATTTGTGATTTCTCATAAAGATGGTATTCAAGATAAGTTTGACCGCGTAATTAAGTTTGAGAAAAAAAATGGATTTTCTTATAAAACTGAATCTTAGGACACTTTAAAAACTGGACTCCTTGACCTTTCGGTGTATAGATAGTATTGTGTTTTAATAGGCACAAAATCGATGCAAGTTCCAAATCGCCACCATCACTCCAAAAAGGAGCAAAAACGAAAACTGAAACCGCAGGCACTCCGTCAAGCAAAGGCGAGACTCGCCCAGTTTAAAAAGCGGCACATGACCTCCTCTCAAAAGGAGGTTTTTTCGTATAATAGGTTCATAACAAATCAAACCTATGACCGTCAATCTTGATATTAAAGGAATGCTCGCCAAACTTCTGGCAACAGAGGACCTCGTGGTGG